GCCGATTCCGCGGCGGGGGATTGCGAACGCATCGGGCGTGATCTCCACATCCGGCGGAATCGGCTTGCAGCCTGCCTCTGCCCACACCTGGCGCCATGTCTTGGGGGGCGGCGGGGTTGCGGCCTTGCGGGGCGCGCGGGGCTCGTCGCGGTCTTTGCGGGCCACCTTGATGCTGAAGCGGTCAGCGAGGGCGACCGCGGCCGTCTTGATGTCGACGCCGAACCGGGCGGCGTAGACGTCAATGAGGTCGCCGAATTTTTTGCCGGTCGCGAAGTCCATGCCAATCCCCTTGTTGAGGTTGATTGACATGGAATCGCCGGCGTTGCCCTCGGGATCGCCGATCACGAATTCGGCGCCACGAACCCGGCCTTCCGGGTACCACTCGCGGAGCAGTTCCTCAGAGCGCAGGATCGCGGCTTGTTTGATGGTCGTGAAGTCAATTGCCATCGGCAGCGTCTCCGGTCAGGATTTCGGCCGCGTCGGGTACCGATCGGGCGATGCCGGCAATGCCTCCAGCGTTCTTAACGGCGTCCACGAACGCGCGCTGCGTCTTTGACACGCTGCCGGTCGGACTCTTGACCTCGATCGCGACAAATTGCGCAAAGCGCTTGCCAACATCCTCCTCCGTGATGATGCGCGAGCGCCAGCCGATGAGGTCGGACGACCCTTCACACAAACCGTATGTCACGCGCTGCGGGCGCACGATCTGGATGGACTCGTCGGGGCGATAAAAAAATTTGCCTTGCCACGCGCTGCCGACGTTGTTGCGGAACAGTCGAGCGGCGCCTTTCGATAGGGTCAGGTGGATCTCGCGCAGGATGCGACTCTCTGAGCGATACGGCTTGCGGTCATTTGGCATTGAATGTCTCCTTGTACTTTTTCTTTTGGCGTGCGGTGTAAACGTGATGAGCCCAACCCACGGCGTTTTTATATCCGCGGATGCGACCCAACTGGATCAATCCTTCGAGAGTGTCGGCGTCGTTGCGGGGTCGTGTACGACGGTGGGCTTGCGTAACTTCTTCAAGCGTACCGTCGCGCTGCTCAAGCTTGCGTGCTTTAACGGGGAACGGCTCGTTGCATTCGACGCAAGCGGTCGCGGTTGCGGGGCTGCACGCGAAGCAGACTTTGCAGGTGCGTGCGCTCGGGACTTTTTCTTTCGCGACTTTCTTTTCGCGTCCGTCGAGGGACCATTCTCGGTCGTCGGTGGGGAGTCCGTGACGATGGGTGTTTCCGGCGTGATCAAGAATGATCGCGGAAGACTTATCGGCCATCGTTCGAAGGCATCGTCCAACTTGCTGAAGCCAGAGTCCTTCGGAAGCAGTAGGCCGGAGAGAGATGCCAACCTCAATCGCCGGTAAGTCGAATCCTTCGCTGACCAGCTCGCAGCTAGCAAGCACCAGAATGCGCCCAGCTCGAAAAGCCGCGATGCGACGGCTACGCTCTTCTCTATCCAGCGATCCATCAATGCTTTCACTTGCAATCCCCTTGGCGTTGAAGGCGTCAGCGATGGCACGGGCGTGCGTCACGCTGACACAGAATGCGACCGCTCGTTTGCCGGCCGCGAGTTTTTGATAGTGCGTGATCGCGTCACCCGTGACGGTCGAGGCCATGAGCGCCGACTCCAACTCACTGATAACGAAATCGCCCGCACGCTTTTTGACTCCAGTCGTGTCGGCTGTGGACGGCGCATAGACCTTCACAGGCGACAGGTATCCCCCCTCAATCAACTCGCGTGTCGTCGGCCCCAAAATGAGGTCGTCAAACATCTCACGCATGCCCTCGCCCGACAACCGTATTGGCGTGGCGGTGACGCCAAGGCGCTTGGCGTTCGGCCAGTACGAGAGGATCTTCCCCCAGGTCGTCTTCGCGGTGGCATGGTGTGCCTCGTCTACAACTAATAGGTCTGGCGCGGGATACCGGCACAACCTATTGACGAGCGTCCACACCGATGCGACCTGCACGATCGCGGCGGTCTCCGGTTGATCGGGCGCAACGATGCCGGGATTGATTCCGACAATGCGAAGTGCAGAAACGATCTGATCAATCAATTCCTGCCGATGACACAAGATGTATACGCGCTTGCCGCGATCGGCCGCACTCTTCGCGATGTGCGAGAACAACACGGTCTTGCCGTAGCCGGTGGGGCCAACAAACAAAGGCGCATTGTGGCCGGTGCGAAACGACTCGCGGATCGCGTCAAGGTTCGTTTTTTGATACGGTCTAAGTTCCATGAGATTAAGTGAAGTTGACGGAAATTGTGGGGAAGGGTACCATGACTTGGCAATTAAGCAAGACCGGGGGTCTTATGACGATTCACAATCCGAAAAGCAAAGAGGAATGGCTGGCGCTACGGCACCGCTACATCTCATCGACTGAAAGCAGTGCGTTGAAAGGTATGTCTCCATACCTTACGCCGTTCGAGTTGTTCCACGCAAAGCAGCAGGCGGAGCCCACATCGTTCGAGATGAGCGAGCGCATGGAGTGGGGTCTGCGCCTTGAGGAGGCGGTGGCTCGAGCGATCGCCGACGAGTACGGCGTGAAGGTTCGCAAGTTGAACGCCTACGTCTCGCGTGACGGCACCGGCATGGGCTCGTCCTTTGACTACGAGATCGTCGGCATCAAGGACAGCGAGGCGTTGTCCGGCGATGCGCTGCGTGCGATGTACAACCGGAGCGGCCCTGGCATCCTCGAAATCAAGTGTGTCGACTGGATGGTGTGGAAGCGCCATTGGGTCACGGAGGGCGACGCGATGGAAGCGCCGCCGCACATTGAGCTGCAAGTGCAACACCAGTTGCACTGCATTGAGCGCGAGTGGGCCGCGATCGGTGTGCTGGTTTCGGGCAACACGCTGCGGATGCTGGTGCGGGATCGCGACCTTGAGGTTGGGCAGATTCTTGAGGACGCATCGAAGCAGTTTTGGCGCGACCTTAAGGCGGGGAAGACGCCGCCGGCAGAGATGCCGCGTGACGCTGAGTTGATCGCTCGCCTGTATAACTTCGCAACGCCCGACAAGGTGCTTGACGCGCAGGGCGATTCTGAGACGGCTCAGAAAGTCACGGCGCTGTGCGCCGAGTACGTTGACATGAGCAACGTCGAGTCGGGAGCCGCCAGTCGTAAAAAGGCGATCAAGGGTGAGTTGCTCCAGTTGATCGGTGACGCCGAGCGCGTCATCGCTGCGGACGGATTCACCATTAGTGCGGGCGTGGTGGCGGAGGCCGAGGTGCCGGCTTACACCCGCAAGGCGTATCGTAATTTCCGTGTCAGTCAGAAAAAGGGGAAGAACGATGAATAGTCGGATGCCGGCCGTGCAGGAGGTCGTCAACGCCCTGCAATCCACCGGGTTCGCGCAGCAGCTCCAGCAGTTGCTGCCGGCCGGGGTCAGCCAGGATCGGTTCACGCGCACGACGATCGTCGCGCTGCAGAACAACCCGTCTGTGTTGGAGGGCGACCGCCAGTCGCTCTACAACGCGATCTGTCGCGCCGCCGCTGACGGGTTGATGCCGGACGGGAAGCAGGGCGCGCTCGTTTTGTACAACATCAAAGCGGGCGACCGTTGGGTCAAGGCGGTGCGTTGGATGCCGATGGTCGAGGGCATCATCGCGCAGCTCGCGAAGGCCAATATCCCGACGTATGCGATCAGCGTGTACGCGAACGACCACATCGAGGTGCTGAACGACGACAACGGTCAGCACATCACGCACCGGCCGATCGTGTTTGGCGACCGCGGCGAGTTCGTGGGTGTCGCGGCCGTCGCTCGAGTGGGCGATCGGACGTACGTTGAGACCATGACGGTCGCTGAGATTGACAAAGTTCGCGCCGCCAGCAAGGCCGCGGATAGCGGGCCGTGGAAGACTTGGTACGACCGCATGGCGCAGAAGAGCGTGCTGCACCGTCTTAAGAAAAGGCTGCCGATTGTGGATCTGGCCGTCGTGGATCGCCTGCGCGACCCGGAGGAAGACGACGCACCGATGCCGGCGCAGGCAGAGGAAGCGCAGCCCGCCGTGGAGGAAACCCCTCCGCCGCCGCCGGCGCCGCGTCGCCGTTCCAAAGCGCTGGACGCAATGGTTGCCGCCGAGCAGGCGACGCCCGCGCTGGCACCCGCACCTGAACCCGTTGAGGAGGATCTGTTTTGAAACGCCAGACTCTGACAACTAAGCAACTTGCCAAGCGGTGGGGGTGCAGTCCTAGCACCCTCGCCAACTGGCGGTGGAAAAAGATCGGGCCGCCGTACCGCAAATTGTTGAAGCGCGGGAACCCGGTGATTTATGACTTGGCTGAGATCATCAAGTTTGAGGAGAAGAAACTGTGACCATGACAATCAACGACTCGTTAATGCAGAAGGCACTCAAAGCGCAAGACGAACTGCGCGCTGAGATGCAAAACATCAAACAGACAGACCCTCTCAGCAATCACGGTTGGGAAGTTGCCAGCGCGGCGCTGCGGGCTCGAGACAGCGCACAGGCGCGGATGATGGAGGCCAACAAACGGGCCGAGGCGTTCAAGTTGGATCTTGCTCAAGCACGCGAGACGATCGCACGCCTTGAGCGCGACTTCGCTGACAGTGAGGCGATGGTCGACATGATGTCGCGCACGCTGAAGCGGCTGGCGCGGAAGGGGGAAGTATGACCCCTAATGATTATTACAACATGGCGGTAGCGTCGGAGTTGTGGCAAGAAAAGCCCATTTCCGATAACACACTGATGGCTATTCACCTCATGCGGTTTGTTGAGATGGTGGTGTCAGCCGAACGCGAGGCATGTGCAAAGTTATGTGACGATGGTTCAAATATGTGGGTTGACCACCATGAATGCGCCGCAGCCATCCGCGCAAGGGGGAAGTATGACCCGCGATGACATCATTCAGATGGCGCGTGAGGCGGGTTTCAACATGGTTCATTATTCCAATAAAGAACCGCTACTTTGTGAAGCGTGGGGAGACGAAATACACCTCGAACGCTTCGCCGCCCTTGTCGCCGCGCATGAGCTCGAGGCGTGTGCGCGATTGTGTGAGGAACACAAAGCATTGCGTTTGGCAGAAATGATCCGTGCGAGGGGGCAGAATGAACAGGGATGACATCATTCAGATGGCAGAAGTTGCTGGAATGACTGGATTGGAGTCGTCTGGAATTTTGGAAAACTTTGAACGCTTCGCTGCCCTTGTCGCTGCCCATGAGCGCGAGGCGTGTGCGAAGGTTTGTGATGATTTGGTCGGTGACGGGATGATGGGCACGGCAGAATGGAACAGCGGCGTACTGAACTGCGTCGCAGCCATCCGCGCAAGGGGGCAGCATGACTGACCGATTCATCTGCGATAACGGCCACACGTTCGATGAGGGCGAAGACGGCCCCGGCACGATGGTGCCGTTTGGCGACACGTACATCGACCTTGGCGACGGCGGCGGGTGCCCCGAGTGCGGGGCCGATTACTACGAGAACGAGGTCGAGGAGGAAGAGGAGGAGGACGGCGAGGAGTGACTACTTCGCCGCCACTCCGTTGATCTTCTCGAAGGTGCGGAGACCACCGAGCCCGAGCATACCCATCAGGATCGGGCTCATCTCCGCCAAGTCCACCGGCGCCAGCGCCAGTTTGTAGCCGTAGAGCGCAGCGACAAACAGCGCGATCTTGATGCCGATCCAGTTCCAGGCGCACGCCGCACCACAGACCCATCCCACAAACGGACGCCAGCCCGACACAAACAGCGTCGGGTTGGTGGCCTCCGCCTGATTGATGTTGAGTTGCGACTGCACCATCTGGACGGCAGCCGCCAGTTGCGCCTTCTCTTGCTCCGACTTGTCGGGCCAGATCGTCTGCACGACGGTCTTGGCAAGGTCAAGCCCTGCGGTGATCGGATCAGCGGCCATTGACGAGACTCTCCCAACCGGGGAACTCAAAGTGCGGCTTCTCATGGAACTTGGCATCGGGAAGCCCGTACCAGACCAGACCTCGAGTAATGCCGGCCTTGCCGACCAGATCCCAGATCGGATGCGAGCCGTCCCAATCAGGCTTGCCGGCGACCATGGGCACCACGTCGATCGCGAACCCGTAGTTGTGGGCCGACTGGCCGGCCTTGGCATTTGTGACGATCCGCCCTGGCATTGTGCGGCCCTGCGCGTACAGCGCCTGTTGCTCCCAAGGCGGACGCAGGGTGCACGTCACCAAGAGGTCGATGTTGGCTTGCTTGCAGTCGTCAAGGAACGACTGCGCGATAGGCTGGAACCGGGGGTCAAGGTCAGAGATGAGACGCGAGGCCATTACCGGGTGCCCTTGCGCTTGTTGCGCTTGGCGGTCTTGGCCGACCGGGCGAACGCCTTGTCGGTGGGGTAGCCGCGCTCACCGGGTTTCTTGGCCGGCAGACCCGCCTTCCTGCGGCGGTTAATGTTTGCGTAGAGACCTTGCTTAGCCATTAGGGCACCGTGACGGTTGGAGTGGAAGGTTGCGGCCCCAAGGATACCGTGATTTGCATGAGGGTGGACGGAGGCACGCTAGAACCGGCTGTGAGGTTCTGAGAGACGACGTAAGTCGCCGGGACTGTCGGGCTATAGGCGTATAGGTCGACGTTCCAGATGAGCCCTGCGGCGCTTATAGCGTTGTGGGCGTCGTACTGCTGCCGGCCCACAAGGTTGGGAACCGTTGTATTGGACACGGAGTTGACAAACCCCAGGCTTACCGTGATCTGCACCACCGTCCACGGTTGCACCACCGTGCCGTACTGCGGGTTGAACGAGATCACCGTGCCATAAGCGAGCGTCGACGGCACCCACTCAATGTCGGGGTAGACGATGAGGCCGTCGTTGACCAGTTTGGCGACGACCGACTGCACGGACTGGCCGGACCCGTCCGCTGTTGCGTAGGTCGAGTCAGCCGTGACAAACGTCGTGTCTGCTGTCCAAGGCATCAGGGTACCGTCAACCAACTGCCGTCAGGCAGGCCGAGTTTGTTGGAAGTGGGCAACTGGAAATTTGTGAACGATGGCGTCGACTGGTACGGGCTGTAGAGCGGGTCGCCGTAGATTCCCGGACCCATGTTGTGACCCGTCAGGTAGTCGGCTTGCACAGACAAAAACGACGCCTCCATCATCGAGCAGCGGGTCGTCGTCAGCATGAACGCGATCTCGTTGGGCGATGCGCCGCAATACGGCGCCAGCGGCTCGCCCGTGTTGGCAATGGTTGCCGTGCCGTTTTGCACCATGAACGGTTGGCTAACGAACACGTCGGCGCTTGACCAATCAACCAACCAAGCGCCTTTTGCAACAGGCGTTGATGGGTAATACAAACCGAAAGGCGTCCCCGGTCGAGTGGCTGACGCCATGGCGTAACCAAACACATTCGGCACTGTGACGGTGCCGTTGTAAAACGCTGTTGGATCAATGTCGCCGCCTTGCGCGACATTCTTGACGTTAGTGAAGCCACGCGATTGCAAGAACGGACCAACCGTAGCGTTGTTCGTTGGCGAAACGAAGTACGTCGGCGGGTTGCTGCCAATTTGCTGATAGCACAATTGCGTGCTGTAAAGGTGCAGCGATGCCGACTGATTGACCTGTTCTGCCGCCAGTGCGCTAGTGACAGCGTTTTGATAAACCGGCACGCCGTAAATCGTTGTGACTTCTTGAATCGGTGCTTTGGTTTGCGTAGCACCCGGCACAAAGAAATTGGGCATCCCAAGACGACCCGCCGGGATCTGCCGGTAACCCGTGCTGAAGTACAGAGTCTTCCAGTTTGGGTTGACGATTGTTCTGAACTGTTGCCACCCACCAGGCGTGTATAACGCCAACGGATTTGCTGCGCTGTTGTATCCGTAAGAGTACAGATTCGTGGGCGACGGCGGGTTTGATTGATTGACGACGCTGCTGTACCACGTCTGTTGGTTGTACTGCGGCAGGTAAGTCGATGCCAGCGTGTCGCTTACGCGATTCCAAACAGAACCTGTTGGACTCAATCCATACGCAACAGCCTGATTAGCCATTCCAAGCAGCCGAGACAACGACATAAAATTGCCACCCGGCGGTGACGTGACAGACTCTGCCGTGTACGTCGAAAGGATGATTCCCTCAAGCAAGTTGTCGTTTGTCCACTGAGCGACGCCGGAGATCAACGACATCGTGTTGTAAGGCGCGGTCACGATGTCCGGGCTATAGCCGTTCTTGTTGAAAAATATCCACGGCCATGCGAGGTATAGGCCGCCGTTTGTTTGGGCAGGATCAGACGACGGTGGATAGAAGTTGACGCCGAGCAGTAACGACGAGTTGAGCCCTCGACGAGCGATGTAGTCCTTCGCATCGGCCAAAGATTGCGGGACCAGCGCGTTGTAGATGATCCCGATCTTCTGTCGATTGATGAGCGGGAACGTCATGGTTAGAACGTCGTGATGATGACGACCAGACCGTTGTTTCCTTGACCGCCCGCGCCCGAGTATTCCGTAGTGGCAAACGTCGAGGCGCCACCACCACCGCCGCCACCGCCCGCAGCAAAGCCAATGCCATACGACGTGCCACCCGCGCCACCGTGACCGCCTGCGGTGGCATTGGAACCGCCGCCACCGGATCCAGACCCGCCGCCTGTGTAGGCGAGGATCGCGCCGCCCCCAACCACACCGGGCTGGCCTACAGCGCCGCCAAAGCCCAATCCAACTGGATCAATAAACGTGCTGCCGCCACCGCCGCCATATCCTGCCGCACCCGCTTTGATGCTGCCGCCGCCGCCACCACCGCCACCCCCAAACGCGGCGCCTGCCGCATAGAACAACGGACCATTGGCACTGCTGGTGCCACCGCCGCCACCGCCACCGTAAACTTGCGCGGGGTAACTAAGCGTGGACGTGGAATCCCCCATGCCCGTGGCGCCGCCAGAGGTTGCATAGGTAAACACGACGTACCCTGCGAGCGTCTGCGCTCCAGTCGTCGTGTTGGCGAACGACACGCTCGTGGTCGTCGAGGCCGTGATCGTGTAGGTGCCGTTATAGCCATACGGCGCAACACCCTCAACTTGCACAGTTGAGCCAACAGTAGGCGCCACAGCCAATGCGGGCGCAAACGTGATGGTTGCAGTCGTGCCTGTGCCGCTCGTGGCCGTCGTTGCGCCGCCCGTTTGGACGGTCGTGAACGTACCCGCACCGTTGCCACCAAGCGTGTTGGCACCAGTGTTAGAACCGCCTTGACCGCCAAGACCACCATAGGCTCGAGCGATCAACAAACTAGCCGTTGACGTGGTAGATAATATGTACGTCGCACCGCCTGCGTTGCCAGCGTTACCTGCACCAACGCTGCCTGTTCGAGCAGCGCCGCCCGTACCGCCAGCACCGATGTAGATTTGCAACGTCGTTCCGTTCAACTGCGTTGCGTCGGCAGTGAACTCAACGAACGAGCCACCGCCACCGCCACCGCCACCGCTGCAATTACCGCCCGCCGCAACCATTGCACCGCTGCCGCCACCGCCGCCTGCGCCAACCAAGTACGCTCGCACATTTTTGCCACCGGGAGGCAGCGTCCATGTATACGGGTTGGATACCGTAGTTGCCGGGTTGAACACCTGAATGTCCGCGCCGACCAGTTCGTTGACCGACATTCGATATGGACTGTTGCTGTTGCGGATCAGCAGCACGCTGTCAGCGATGCGGTTGCCTGTGCCAGACGGGTACGCGCCAGGATCTGACAGCGACGAGAAAGGCGTGGCCGAGTTGGTCGCCGTGTACAGTTCGGTAAAGTTTGAGTTCGTCTTCTGGAACGCAGTTCGAGCCGGGTCACCCGTGCCGTCGTTCGGCGCCGATCCGACATTGATGACCTGTTGCGTCATGGTTCACCTTAGAAGTATTCAATGACGTACACGAATCCTGAGCCGCCGTTACCGCCTGCGCCACCGCCGCCAGCCGTCGTGCTGGCACCACCGCCACCACCGCCGCCATTGATGCCCGCGCCGCCAGAGTAAGTGCCGGTGCCGTTACGACCACCGCTGCCGCCGCCGCCGCCAAATCCAGGCGTGAACGCAGACAACGCTGTTGCTGAACCGCCATTACCGCCAGCACTGGGGCCGCCGCCATTCGGCGGGTTTGTCGCCAACCACGGCAAGGCGCCACCAGCGCCGCCAGCAACACCCGTTGCAGCGCCAATTGAACCCGAACCGCCGCCTGACGGTGCCACGGTCAAATTCGAAGAACCGGGCGTTCCTTTTTGAGTGGTACTTGCCAACACAGCCGCGCAGCCGCCGCCGGGGCTTCCGAAGAACTGAAGGGTAACAGGGGTTCCAGCCGTGCCCGCTGAACTGCCGTTGTTGCCGTTGAGTGCAGTTGACAGTGACGAGTAAAAACTCGTTCCCGCCGTCGCTCCGGTTCCGTTTCCAACGGTTACGCCCGCAGCGGGCACACCGCCTGCGCCGCTACCCGAACCTGTGAAGGTCGTCGAAGAATTCGGCCCACCGCCGCCAGAACCGCCGCCACCGGCTTGCAGCAACGAACCGAACGACGACGCACCGCCCGCCGTTCCGTCATTGCCCGAATTGCCAGACGTAGTGCCGCCGCCCGCGCCACCCGCACCGCCGCCGCCCACGGTAACAGTTACGGACGATCCAACAGCCGCAATGGGAAACCAGCCGTAAGTGAACGAACTGCCACCACCGCCCGCTCCGCCGGCAACGTAGTTGGTGCTAGGCGACATGGACGGCCCACCGCCACCACCGCCACCTGCGCCGCAAACGAACACCTCGATGAACTTCGCACCCGCAGTCGGCGTGTAGGTCGCCGTCGACTGACCCACCGTGCCGGACACGATGGTGCCCGTATACGCGAACAGGATGCCGTTCGTTGCAGTGGACAGGCCACCGCCGCTGCCACCGCCTGCGACTCGAAGCGTCATTTACAGACCCTCACCCTGAGTGATGTAGACCGTGCCGTTGGTCGCCGAGCCGATCGCCGCGACGTAACTGGTGTTGAACGGGATTGAGAACACCTCAACCGAGTTGGGCAACATCGGCAGCGAGGTTGATGTCGAAGCCGTCACGCCCGACTGACCGAAAGCGATGAAGGCCGTCGCCGTCGACGAGTTGAAGATGCGAAGTTGGTAGCCGACGCCGCTGCCGATCAGGGCCGGCAGGGCGACGTTGGCCGACGCGGTGGTCAACGAGATGCTGACCGTGTTCTGTTGAGGCGCAAAAGCGATGTTTGTTGCCATGACAGCCTCAGAAATTGGCCGGATCGTCTTCCGACGAGCCGAGGAACACGTTCCGCATCGGGCCGAACACCGCCGATCGGTTGGTGGACGGGTTGATGGACATGTGCCCGTCGCGGTTGCCGCGCGGCCCCGTGCTGGCCTCGATCAACACGTTTTTGCGGTTGTCGGGGATCACAGCCTTCGGGTTGCTGTAGTCCGCAATGAATTGGGTCGCAAAGCGCGACCGATCGCTCGTCGGCTCTTTCCAACGGAGGCTTGTGACCGCCGTAAGCCGCTTCGCGCCCTTCTTGTTCATGTCATTCGTCACGCTCACGTTCGCCTCCCTTCCTGCGATCGGCGGCCAGCACCGGCAGAAAAACAATGATTCCGAACCCGGCAGCAGTCCCAACCGCAAGCGGCGTCCCAAGGAACATCGCCCAACAGAACAGACCGAAACACATGCCGAGGCATATCATACTCAATACACGCGCCGCAACAATTCGCGTCGCCGCGTGCATTACGTTCAACAGATCCAACTGCTTCACAAACACCCCTTACAAATCAGTTGCTTCCGACTCTCCCAAGTCCTCGAAACCCGTACCCATCGCGCCCGCCTTCTGCCGGCGCACCAGTTCTTGGAACTTGACCCAACGATCGAACGCCTTGAGTTTATCCTCAAAGTTGTCAGCCGACCGCATCAAAGCGGAGATCATGGTGCGACCCTCGTCCAGGTCGTCAGGTTTCTTGGCTTTCATTTCTCGCCCGCCACAGGCTTGAGCGCCTGGTAGACACCGTAGCCGCCAACACCAAGACCTGTTGAATACAGGGCACTCTTGATGATCGTTTCTTTCCACCGGCGCATTGCAGCTCGAGCCCGATAGTTTGCTTTTCGCTCAAGCGTGCTGGACACGTCTTCCTCCAGCAACCGCTCAATCGCGTCGGCTTCTTCCTGCTGCATCAAGCCCGATTCCACCAGCGACGGCTTGAGCGACCGGAATTTGTTGCGGGCGCCGACAGGGTTCTGCGAGAACACCACACGCTCAAGGTTGTCCGCAATGCGCCCGAGTCGCCGGTTATCGCCGCGGACACGTTCGGCAGTCTGTGCCTGCTCTCCAACTTCGCGCCGTATCTGCGATGCCTCGCGCCGTTCGGCCGCGGTTGCCGCTTTGCCGGCACGACGCGCTGCACCTCGTTCGGCCTCAAGTCCCTTGACTCCGGCTTCTTCGGGTGCCAACGCCGCACGCAAGGCTTCCTCCTGCTGCGTCTTGGCGAGGCGCGCCTCGTTGATGGTGGCACGCCGAGCGGCCGTAGCCTCCTTGCCCTTGCCGACCGTCGAGACTTCTGCGCCCTTGATCTTGGCTCGAGCGGCCTTCTCTGCCTCAGTCCGCGCTTTGACGCGCTCTGCTTCAATCTTGGCGATGTCCGCTTGCAGGTTCTCTTCGTGTTTTTCAATTGCAGTCTGCAATTTTTCGCCGTTTTTTGCGGCTTCCGCGGCCAAACCCTCTTCTTTTTCAAGGGTGACTGCAAAACGCTCAATCCGGTCACGCAAAGCGGGTTCGCCAACGTAATCTACCCAAGAGCCCTTGCCAGACAGCCACTCGCGGACTTGCTTGCTGGTCATGTTGCTGAACGTGTTCGAGAGATGTTGATCCAGCATCCCCATGAACTCTTCTGGCGGCACAAACGACTTGAGCTGATTGATGTTGTTGCTGTTGCCGAAAACTTGATCTTCAACCTTCTCAATGGGCACACGCCGATCGCGCTGATCCATTGGGATGTAGTCCGCACCCTTGCGGCCAACAGCGATTTTGGGCACGTCGAGCTGCTCTAGCCGGTTTGTTTCGGCCATGAGCTGCTTCCACTTTTCTCGCGGCATGAACTCGTCGCCAACAAACCCGCGCAAGCCATCCTCAATGCGATTTGCGAGACCTTTCAGTTCAAACGACCTGGCGTTGCCGGCCTCCGACATCTGCCACGCCGTCCGATTGAGGTCGCGAATGACGTTGATGACCTCTTCGCCTTGCACGGGAACGGGCGGGAATCGGATCGTTTCGCCCTCTTCCGACACCATCGGCCGCGGTTCATGCTCGAGCATGGCGACGACGCGACGCACTTGCTCGCGCAGGTACGTCGAGGTGTCGCTCTCGCCGGCAGTTGCACTGACCCACCGTTGTGACTTGAGATCTGAAAGCAACTCAAGACCGGGCGTGCTGGTTCCCCAGGTTTCGCCGTTCTCTCGAAGTTCATCAATGCGGCCAAACAGGTCGGTGTAGATCTTGCTTGACTTGACCTTCTCGCGTTCGGCCTGCATGCGCTTGTCAAAAAAGTCGACAATGCGCGAACTCAGCGAGTCCTTGACGGGTTGATCCATTGCCAGACCGTCTGCGCGAGGGAATCCAACGGTTTTGCCAGCGGACTCCGCGTTAGTTCGCGTGATGAACTTGGTCAAGCGACGCTGATACATGCGCTTCTGATACGCCGTCAGTTTTAGTTTTTCAGCGTTCGCCAACGCATCGGCCGCCTCTCGAGCCTGCGCCAATTCTTTGTTGGCGCCCTCGACGGTTCGCTGATGCTCCTCATGCAGCTCGCGGTGACGGAGCATTTCCTCTTCGTGCGCTTTGCGGGCACGTTCAACGGCTTCGTTCCTGATGCGCGTCAACTCTTCAGTTTTCTTGGTGTTGAGGCCGCGAGACGCTTCATCGATTTTCGTGTTGAGGTGACTGATGTGCGCCTCATGCGCCTGACGCCGGTCTTCAGTCTGCCGGCGATGCTCTTCCTGACGGCGCTTGACGATCTCAGAGTCCGTCTTGACGGCGGCTTCCTTGGCATCAATTTCTGCGCGAACTTCCTCAAGCTTGCCGCGGAAAATCTCGTCAACCTTGGCCTTGTTGCCTTCAGACAAGGCTTTACGCAATTCCGCAAGCTCGTTCTTAGCCAAGCGTTGAAAAACGCTTTCGGCGACAACGTCAATGGCTTTTTTTCCGCCAATAACGACAGTAGCCATGTTAACGAGGCTCTCGCCCGCCTCGAACGCTTCCTTGTCGTTTCGCGGATGGAGGCCGCCTTTAATAATGCTTTTTACTTGCCCGGTGATTGCGGTTGCAATTTGTCCTGGCAGGGTTGACGGATGTGCAGCAATCCGTGATAAGGCTGCCGTTGTCGGCGCCATCGCAGACTCAACTTGCGCCACTTGTTTTGAAGTTGCGCCAAAAGGGCCAGGCATCGGAATTTCTTTTGTGTAATCCGGCTCTTCGCCAGTTACCGCACCCTTGATTTCTTTGGCTGCAACTCCGGCTCCTGGGATAAGACCCAGAAGACTCGTCAAACCGCCCGCTATCTGCATGCCGGTACGTCGAGCAAGCCCCGGCGCTTCATTAGGAACGGGCGGCGGTGACGACGTGGGAGCGGCCGGCGCAGGTGCAGGAGCAGCCGGCGTTGCGCCCGCTTGTTGCTTGTGAGCGTTGTATTTTGCCAGCAACTGGTCTTTGGTCGTGCCTTCCGGCACGTTCCGAACCAGCGTTCCGTCCGGCATCCGCACGTCCATTACGGCAGACTCGAGAAGTCGACTTCGCCGCTGCCGGCCGGCGCCGCACCGCCCATCGGAGCGCCGCCGTAGATCGCCGAGGCATAACGCCCTTTCACCACGTCCTCCGTGCGCTTCTGAAGGCTCTGTTGCTTTTGCTGCACATCGGAATAGATGCCTTGCGCGTCCTTGATGATCTCGTCAATAGCCGCTTGCGCGGTGTTTACGCCACCCTTGAGCGACGGCAACGAGTTGATTTCCATGTTCGCAAACTTGACACCGGCCGCTCGAATGGCGCCCGCCGACAAGCCCTGATTGATTTCACGCATCGCGGCAGGCGCAAGGCGCGCAGCCGCTGTCGTGAACTTGGCGATCGCGGGGTTTAGGTTGTTGAGTTTTGAAAGGCCGCCGCCTTCTTGGTCAAGCGCCGCCGAATCAATTTGAGCCGCGAGCGACGGATCTTTCTTCATCGCTTCTCTCAGTTCGCTCCACGCGGAAACAACGGCATCAACGCGCTGCTTGTACTTCGTTGCCGCATCGGCAGCACCGCGGATTTCGCCAGCTTCCTTCTCAAGCCCTTTGAAAGCAATACCCTCAAGCCGAGATCCTGCGCCGCTGTTCTTGGCCTTGAGAATACCCTCGTACGCCTTCAGCGCGTTGCCTTTCATCTCGCCCATGAGTTTCTGGTCGGCGCCCACAGCGTTGCCGGCCATCTCTGCGGCCGTTCGAGAGGCGTCAATCTGGCCTTCCAACAGTTTCATTTGCTGGTCGTAGACGGCCTGCCGGATCTTGAACTCGCGATCAATGTTGTCGACAGCCTCGTCGTGTTTGGCCTTGGCCTGCTGGAACTTCAGCATCTGGCCTTGGTTCATCGCATCGACCATTGCGCTCTGTGTCTGAATGGCCGCCAGTGCGTTTTTGCGGCCGATGATGCCGCCGACGACCGACATGATCATAAACATCGGTGCGGACGCAGTTGAGTACTCCGCCAGGTCTTTGACGGCCGGCACATTGCTGGTGTCAGGCACCGGCGCTTGGCCGGCGAGCTTCTGGCGCTCTTGGAACAGGCCGGCGAGACGGCCCTGCTCCGTCTCCATCGTTGCGCGTTCAGTTTTCAGCCGCTTGGCCGCCTCCTGGTAGTCAGGCTGCGACTCCGCAAACTGGTACATCTTTGTGATGTCTTTAGGAACGCCACTCAGATCAGGCACATCTGCCGTCGAGCCGGTCGCCTTTGCAAGATCGTCTGCCATGTTAAGTCCCGTAGTCCGAGGGGATGAAACTGGTCACGTCAGCCGGTGCCTGCAAGATGCTGGCGTTCGGGTCAAAACTGCTAGTGCCTGTGTCCTGAGACAACGACGCCGGAACCTCAGTCGTTCCGCCGGACGTGTAGGTGTCCGTGCTGCCGCTCGACGCCGCACTGCTGCCGCCGAACAGGTTCTTGATGCCGCTCATGATGCTGCTCGAGCCGCCGCCGCCCTTGCCTTGCATCATCGCGTAGGACATCGCAAGGTTGCCAAACAGACCGGACGTGGCCGATGCGATCTGGCTGTTGCCTTGGATCGCCGTCTGGATGGCCGCCAATGTCGCCTGGTCACCCAACGTCAACGCCGAGATCGCATCCTCAAACGACTGTTGCGCGTCTGTGACCGCCGACTGATACCCAGCATTGATGGCTTGGAACGCCGCCGCTTGCTGCTGCGTGCCGATGCCGTACTCGTTCTCAGCCGTTGCGAGGTTCTGTTGCAGCAACTGGCCCTTGGCGATCCCGGCCTGCTCTTGGATCTGTTGGATCCCGGCGGCCAGCGTGCTGGAGTCCACGTTCGGGCCGAGCGACGCCTTCAATTGGGCGATCGCCGCCGCCGTCTGATTGTCCAACTGCTGCTGCTGCCATGCCGGCAACTGGCCGGACTGGTACGCCTGCAAGCCCGCCGCGCCGGCTGCCAAATAAGGTGCCGCCTCTTGAGTCAACGTGTTGCCTTGAGCAAGCAAAGCGTTCTGTTGAGCCTGCTGTGCTGGCGTCAGAGCGCCCGACAACGCCCGGTTGAGGTAGGTATTACCTGCCTGCAACGATGGCTGTGCGATCTGCTGGAGTTGATTGACGTAGCCTTGGTTCTGGCTTTGCGCCCGACTCTGCTGGTACAGACCCGCTGCACCGGCCCCGAGCAGGCCGAGCGTGGTGTTTGAGGGCGTCAGGGCGTCTCCGAGCGACGTGCCGCCGGTTGACGCAGCGGCTGGTGCACCGGACGTGACCGGCGCGGCGCCGGCGTCCGGCAAAGACGGGAGCGAGGTCGGGCCGCCAAACCCGGTGCCGGCAGAAAGCGGCGAACCAATCGAGGACGGGGTGAACGGCGCAAGCCCCGCTGCCGGCGTCACTGCGCCTGCTAGGTTGTACGGGTCGGTTGCTGGATTAGCCATACGCTCCACCTTGTTGCAGGGCCGCGAGCAGCCGCTTCAGTTTGTTCTGTTCGTCAAAGTACGAGTAGTCGTCCCCAGACGGCCCTTGGCCGCCACCACCGCCACCCCCGAATCCTACGCCAAAGAAGGGGGTCGTTGGGTACGAAACGGGTATCGTGCCCAAAGCGGTAGGCTTGGGCACCGTTATATCAGCCGTGGGGCCGTTTGTGCCGGTCGCGCCGGTTGGCCCTGTCGCACCTGTGCCCCCGGTTCCGGGCGGCTTATACGACGTTGGAAGGCCGCTGACGCCCCCTGCTACCGGACTGGACGTGCCGAGGATGCGGCTCATCAGGACGCCGGCAGCCTGACCGCCGATGATCGCACCGGGGTCAAACGACCCTTGGCCGTCAGCCGGGGCGGTTCCGAGGATGCTCGAGAGGGCGCTCCCCGCCGCGCCGGCCACGCCGCCGGTCAGGGCTGCCTTGAGGGGGTTGCCGCCCATGATGGCCGCCGTGGCACCGCCCGAGATGGCCGCGTTGATGCCGGCGATCGGCGTCTTGCCAAGGGCATCAAGGGCGCCGGTGGCCGCCTCGTACTGCCCAAGACCGGCCCCGATCGCGCCGCCGATCGCGCCGCTCGCGAACCCTTTGAGGGGGTTGCCGCCAGTGATCGCGCTGATGGCCGAGTTGATGGCGCCGCGCTTCAGGGCGTTCTGGCCGATCTGGCTCCAATTGGGCTGGAACCCGCTGGCAGAAGCGTTTACGGCAGGCATGGTGCTGCCAGACGCGCCCGTTAGGTCAAGGGCGCTCGAAAGCGCGCCCGCGCCACCCGCTGCAAGGCCAAGGCTTTCGACACCTGTAAAAGCGGATGGGGCCAACGGGGCGGCGGTTGCAACAACCTCTGGCAATGTGCCGGCAGCAGTGGCAGCAGCCGCGCTTGTAGCAGCGGCGCCTTCCCCGGCAGCGGCGGTCGAGGCAGCAATCTGTCCAGCGCCCGCTGCGGATTCCGCGCCCGTGACCGCCGCCGCCGGCGTGCCAGTTGCAAAAACACTGCCGATCGCCGGCCCGACCGCCAATGCACCGCCTAGCATCGCAATGTATTCCAACAGACCGGGGCCGTTTGCGGCGTTATAGGCGGCCTGAACCTTCTGGTTCATCTGTTGGTTGTAAGCAAGAGCGGCTGCGCTTGTATCAACCTCAGAAGTCTTTTCGCCTTTGCCCATGCCATCGCTGGACTTCATCATCGGCGTTGGCGTGGGGTACGACGAACTGCTCACACCCTGCGGCGAGGGAATGGACGTACCCGGCTTCGCGATGCCGGTCTGACTGGTGTTCGGATCAGGCGACGCGATGCTAAACGGCATTGCTGATCCCCAACTGCTCGTCCAGCACCGAGTGCAGGTCGTTGTGCATCTGGTGCCAGACTTGGAAGTTCTGAGCGTCGTCCCACTTCATCTCGAGCAACTGTGCCGACACGGTGTCGTCGTCCACGGCGTATCGCAGCATGGACATGTGGTACAGCAGGTGACGGCCAAACCAGTCATCGTCGATCTTCTGATCAAGCGACGAGTACGGCAGCGCGACACCCTTGCGACCGATCGCCTGTAACTCCACCCGGTGCCTGATGTCGTGGTTGGAGATCCAAGAGCGCAGCCCCCGGTCATCTCCAAACGACAGGTCACCGAACGGCGTCACAATCATTTGTCGGCCTTGTTGTCCAACTTGGAAAAGATCGCGCCGAGCATGTCCTTGATCTCAGCGATGTCTGCCTTGTAGTCCTCTTTACGGACGTACTTGTCCGACACTTCCATGCGATGCGTGGTCAGATCCTTTGACAGGGTTTGCACGTCCGCAAATAGCGATTTGACCGTCCAACCGATGATGCTCAGAAGGATGGTCATCAACCCTGTCGCTACCGCGTGCCAATCCATTCGTTGATCCTCTTAGGTGTAACTGAAAATGATCTCGCCTCGAGCGCCCGATCCGCCGCCGAAGCCGGAATTGTCTCCGCCACCGCCGCCGCCGACGATGTTGCCGTTGCTGGCCGCGCCACCACCCGTTCCACCCAACGGGCCAGCACCTGCGCCGCCGTTACCGCTCGCGCTGAACGTGCCTGATGTGCCAAGCGTACCAACGTCGCATCCCGTAGGCGTGGACGGACTGCCAGCAGCAGCCGGAGTTCCCGGCCCTGCGTTGCCTGTCGACATGCTGACAGAGCCGCCTGCAACCGTGCCAGACACGGTAGAAGCGCCGCCCTGAGTGCCGGCGGACGCAGGCAGCGTAATCGCGCCGTTGCCGCCAATGCCGACCGTGTAGGTGAACGTGTTGCCGCCAGTCACCGCAATGGTCTTCTTGCCGTAACTGCCGCCGGCGCCGCCGCCTACGCTGCCTGATCCCTTGACCGCACCGCCACCGCCACCGCCGTAGATTTCGATGACGACCTGGGACGCGCCAGTCGGCACGGTCTCCGTGAGTCCGGTTCCGGTCGTGTAGGTGTTCACAACAGGCGTGAACCCGGACGCGCCGAACATCATCAAGGCGGTGATGCCGCTCATCAGGTCACACCCGCGCCGGTCACAACGAACGTCGGCGTTGCACCGCCCACAATGCACAGGATCGTCGCGACGCCGTACTGAGCCAACGTCCTCGAGCCCGTCGTCGCCGTTCCGGCCAGTCTCAACGTCGCACCGCTGTTTTGCGTGATCGTCTGGCTTGTGCCCGAGTTGTTGAACACCGTCACGATGTCGCCAGGGCTGAACACCGAAACAGGGACGTTGACGCCGCCCGTCGTGATGCTGATGTGCTTGCCGACATCGGTCGCAGCCAACGTGTAGTTTGCCGTCTTGGCGTTCTGAGGCACGTTGATGTAGCCGGCGGTGTAGCCAAGCGCCGCATTGATCTGAGCGCCCGTAACAGACACGGACTGCGTTTGGATCTGGAAGTACGTCCCGTCGTGCTGGAACTGGTAGATGCCGCCAGCGATGAGCGTGTTCGCGCCAAGGGCCGAACCCGACGACGTGATGATGGCAACGCCGCCAAGGCCGTTGATGTTCAGCGTCGTGGCGCCCGTGTTGGTGAACGCGACCTTGACCTGCACCAGAAGGCCGGCACCGTAGGCGACAATCTGCGGCGACGACACCGTGATGGCGATTGCGTTCGTGGTGCCGCCATCGGCGTAGTAGTTGTCAAAGTTCTGCAACGTGTTGAGCGCGGTCGCGATCGTCGAGAAGTTGGTGTCCAACTGCGACAGCGGGATCGGCCCGCTCTGCGACGCAAACGTGTTCGGTGTGTTGATTGAACCAGCCATGATTACCACCGCTTCCTAAGTGTGTAGTCCATTGCGTTGGACGAGATCGCGTAAGGGTTGCCGCTTGTCGCCGTGCCGCTCAACCCGACGTATTTGCCGTAGCCGCCGAGACCGTCAGCGAAGAACAGCAGGTACGTTCCCGAGAACCAGCCGACGATTGCCAGACTGTTGTTCTGCCACGCAACAAACGACCCGCCCGCGTTTGTCCAGGCAACCGACGACGATGCCGAGGTCGGATTGATCTGCGTGGACTGGTTCGGAGTGTCAAGCGACAGAGTGAACGTCGACAGCACGCCGCTCGCCGCCGTGACCTCGAAGCCTGCGCGGAACACTTCCTTGTCGGCCAGCGAGTCGTCCATTGCCCACAGCGCGGTCTTCCAACTGGACTGCGGCGACGTGCTGTTGTTGGCGAACAGTTGATAGAGCGAGTTGCCGATGAGCGCAAACATGGAAGGCACGTTCTGGTTCGTTCCGGCCATGCCCGATCCAACAAACGTGATGTTGGTGCCGTCTTGGTAGAACCACCATTTTCCGTCAAAAACGCACGCCAGCACGATACGAGTGCCGAACACGGGGTCGTTTAACTGCTTGATGAGGAACGCCGACTGCGCGATGTTCCAGACCTCGACGGTGCCGCCGGAGATCTGCCACGACGGGTCAAGGTACTGGATCGTGCCGTCAATATCCTCAGAGACGCGCTTGGCCGTGACGCCCTCAAGCCCCCACAGGCCGTATGGATTGGCGAAATACAGTTTGCGATCCAGCGCAAAAATGCTCATCTGCTGGTCGCTGCCGATCAGCGCCTGCACGTTGACGATGCTAAACACCGGCGACGGCGGCACGGCACCGTTCGGGATGTACACGTCCGAGATCACGAAGATCGAGGACTTTGTGTACAGGTACAGGTAACCGTTGGCCGACAACAGACGAGTGACCTGACCCCGGAACTGTGGGTCGGTCAGGTTCTGCACCAACGAGCCGCCCGAAATATCCCAACCGCTGTCGGTCGTGCTGAACGTCAGCGTGACGGCGTTGGTGAAGTAATAGACGCTGCCGGTGACATGGTTCGCAGTCGTCGTGATCGTGAGCGGCACCACCGTGCTGCCAGGTATGTAAGACGACGCGACTGCCTCGCCCGCCGGCAAACCAGCGCCAGCCGACGTTGACAACACCAACGACCCGACTTGAATTCCGGTTGCCGACCCAACCGTCATCTGCCCGTCTCCAGCATTGAACGATGCGCTGGTGGCTGTTGTCGGTGTCGGTGCCGCGAGCGTCGTTGAGTTGTTGAGCGTGATGACGCCCGTCGTGTAGTTGATCGTGGAAACCGTCGTGCTGGCTGGGATGCCGTTGCCTGTAACGGTGCTTCCGACCACGACGTTGCCAAGCGCCGACATCAGCGACGACGCATTGAGGACTGTGATTGATGTGGAGCCTGACGCGAAGTTGGCGATCGTGCTGAGTGCAGTGCCAGCCCCGGACTTGTACTGGTTCGGGTTGCTGACGTACAACAGACGGTTGCTGACGATCCAGACGTAGTTGTTGTAGACCGCGATGTCCGGGTTCACAAATGGCGTCGACGGCAAGATTCCGCCAGTGATCTGCGCGAACGTCGTGCCGTTCCAGTAGAAGTAGCCGTTGGTGTCGACGATCAGGACGGCTTCGTTCTTCCACTGATCCATCTTGCTGCCGCCGCCGGACAGCGTTCCCGCTGCGGCGATCGTCGTCACGGTGCTGGTCGCGATCGCGTAGGCCAGCACCTTGCCGTTCGTGGCAAAGCAGATCAGGTAGTCGGTGCTGTTGATGTTCGCGTATTGGAACCGATAGATCGAGTCGGCTCCATACGCATACAGCACGCCAGACTTGTCGGGAACCGAGTGCAGGTTGGCCGCACCGATCGGCATCAAATTCACAAGGTCGTAGAAGTTGTCCTGCGGGATCGCAGTCCGGTCGTTCTTCGTGTTGACGCCCTTGAACTCACGAAATATTTTCGTGAGGGTTTGACGCTCACCCTTGTCCTGCGTCTCCTTGGCCGGGAACCCTGGCATGGCTCATCCTCACTTCGCGTAAGGATCAGGGATAACGCGAACCTGCCACGCCTTCGTTTCCATCGCGACGTGCTGCTCGTACATCTGCTTGAACAGGTTGGCCTCGCCCATCGCCTGCTCGCGGAACTTGGCAAGGTACGCCGCGTAGTACTTCACGGCACCGACCCACGGTTCCGTGATCGGTTCCGGTGTGTTGTTCGAGGTCAGCGCCGGAGGCACCAACGACACGTCCCAGTCGCTGTTGTAATTCGTATCAGGGATCGGGCCGACGTACACGTTGACGATGCCCTGCCTCGAGTAACAGACAGGGCGGCTCTGCATGGTCTGCCAGTATCGGAACTGGGCATCAAACCGCGTCCACGGCAGGTACGCCAGTTTGATGCGCGTGTTGCCCCAGTAGATCGTGATGCCCATGACATCGACGATCGTGTACCCGGCCAGCGCCGCTGGCAGCGACGCTTGGATGCTTGCCAGCGGATACTGTTCCTGCCCGTAAGGCAGCGTGATGTTTGTTGCCAACTGACGGAGGCAGCGGGTGTCCTTGCAAAGACGGTTCCGCGCCTCGTTGATGTAATCCGTCAGTTCAGCCGTTGACCAATACTGAGCGTTCGGATCGTGCAGCAGCCGCTGCACCTGAGTGATGTATGTCGAAAGATTCACTCAGCCTCCGCACGTCAGAAATCCCCGAGCGTCCCCGTAGCATCAGAAGGGGAGGAGGAATCCTCCTCCCCGTCATCCGCACCAGCATTGACCAGGGGTGTTGGTTTACTGATCTTGGATCGTCGCTTGGACGAAATATCGACAGCCGGCTGCGGCACTTCCTCGAACGTGATCTTGTCGAGGATTTCCTTTGCGGCATCGTAGGTGCGGCCATCAAGCCACCCCAGACGATGGAACGCATTGGTCTTGTCATCCTTGCCGAAGCAGAAGATGTGGCCCGCCGCGTGGATGTGAACATCCACGGGGGTGCCGACACCGAACGTGTACTCCACGCCGTCGTACTTTGCCTTGATGACCCGATCCGTGTGATTGGTCACGCGGACGTAGGCCGACGTATCGAGGACTCCATCATTCATGTCAGCACCCCTGCTTCAGTTAGTTGATGATTGAAATGTACGACGTTCCCGACGTGCCGCTGGCAATCAGGTAGTCCTGCGGACCAAACCGCTGGTTCATAATGCCGCCAAAGGCAGAACCAAGGCCAACACGGTTCTGACCCGCCGACGTACCTGTGACACCGTTGCCAACAGACGGGGTGTTGCCCGTCGTGGCGTCAAGCCACGGCGTACCCGAGTTGGTGGCACCGTACACGCCGCTGAGGTTTGAACCCAACACCAAGTTGGCAAAGCAACTGCCGTAGTTCGGGTAGTTGCCCGACACGCCGAACGCGCCCGTGGTCGAGTTCACGACGTTGTTGGTTGCCGCACCCGACAGAAGCGCCGCGATGAACGTCGGGAAGAACACCGGGATGATCGTCATCGAGGTGACCGTCGCCGCCGTCACGGTCGTGTAGATCGTGAACGTCGTCGTGGACGGGATCGACAGGATACGGAAGTTGTTGCCGACGAGGATGCCGGTTCCGGTAAGACCCGACGTGGTGCCACCGAACTGCACGAAGTAGTTCGGAAGCGTGCCAGCGGACGGCGAGAACGTCAGACCGTGAGCCGAGGTGGTCGTGATCGTTGCGATGTTGTTCGCCGCCGAGAACGTACCGCTCGCACCCGCCGAAATGGGGATCTGAGTGGTCGTTTGTTCGGTGTAGTAATCGGTTCCCGCAACCGCAATCTTGAGAATGGACATTGCGCTTCTCCCTTAGATGCTAACCGGGGTAAGGCCAGTGACCTTGACGCACGTCTTGGGCTTCGTCAGCACCAACTCGCACAGCGTCAAGACCGCTCCGACATAACCCAACTGGTAATTGGAGAGCAACGACTCGAACCCGGTGAACGCGAACGACGCCTGGTCGTGGACGTACAGGTTGAGGTAGTTGCTGTTCAGAAGGAACATCGTTCCCTCCGGGCAGTACGGATCGGCATAGACCGGCACGCCGGCAATGTCGATCGCACGGAAGGCCGACCGCGGACGGTCGCCGTCGCTGTCAAAGCCCTGTCCCGGCGAGATCTGGTACGTCTCGACGCCGGTCTGGAGGAAGTCCTGCGCGAGACCGAGGTAGGTGCCGATACCGACGACGCCGAACGAGGGCATCTCCGAGCCGTACTTCTGCGCGGCGGCGATGTAGGTCACTGCCTTCAGACGGTTGAGGTTGCCGCTGGTGGAGTAGATCTTGGACTGCCACCACGGGTAGGCCGTGCGGTTGATGTTTCCATAGGTAACGGTGTTCGTGCCGTCGTCTACTGCCGCTGGCAGTCCAAGAAGTTGCTGCGTGTTCGTGGTGTTGTTGTACAGCGCGTTCGCCATCGCGTCGATCATGCTGTTGGTCGCGTCGTTCATACGCGCCTCGAGCAGCGGGATGATGGCGTGATCCATCTGCACAGCGCCTTCCATTCCGAGGAACGGGATCGGCGTCACGATCGCCTTCAAGTTGAACTCAGCCAGGAACGCACCCTGCTGCGCCTGCGGCTGCTGGAACGAGCCGCTGTAGTCCGTCCACTGGCTGTTGACGAACGGCTGGCCCTGCACCGGCACCGAGACCGACGAGACACCGCCGGTGGCCGTCTGCGAGTTGCCGAGCAGCGCAGCGATAACAGGCGACGCCTGGTACAACTGCACCACCATCTTGGGGATAAACGCACGCCGTGTGACGTACGTCAATTCGTTGGCAATCGGGCCCGCTGCCGGGACGATGCCTTGTCCAAACACTGGCATGGTCGTTTACTCCTGAGTCAAAAGTTTGGCTGCCAGCACATCCCCGCGACAGCGTTTGTTCACCTAGCCCCTAACCTTTTCGCTTTCAGTTCGTTGATGGCATCGAACGCCTGCGTCTTTGCCCAACGATTCTTGTCAGCCCAGAGATCCTTGCCATCCGGCAGGGACATCGGCGTGATGGCTTCCGGCGTTGCCGGCGCGAGTTCGCGCTCCTGCCGCATGAAGCGAATGGCGACATCGTAGTCCCCGATCTTGTTGTCGATCATGGTCTTTTCGACCTGCTCCGGCTCGAAGCCGGCGGCCCGCACTCGCGCGTGCGCGTCAGCGCGTCGCTGCGTCTGCAACTGCTCGAGCGCCTGTTCGTCACGCTTCTTGAGTTCGGACCGCAAGGTCTCGATCTCCGAGTTGAAGTGATCTTCAAGCATGTCCGAATCCGGCACGGGCATGTTCGGGTTCTTTGCACGCGCCTTGCGGCGCAGATCCTTGGCAACGTCGGGGTTGCCCTGCACGAACTGGTACAGAGCGAGGGCTTTTGCCTGCTCCGACTCCGGTAGATCTTCAAGCGATGCCATGTCGTTACCCCTTATCGTCGACTACTGCGCCGTTTGCACTTCCAGCGTGAGAGCGCCTTGGCCTTGCGGGTCGGGCGTCCCTTGCTGTCCTTCATCGGCCCTCGCATCCCGCTCATTCTGGCGCAGAACGAACGCTTGCGAGGGCCGCCGCCCGGTTGTGGGCGCTTGATGTTGTGACCCTGCGCTCGCAGCGAACGGCGGCCTTTCTCGTTCAGGCCGCCGCGAGGGCTCTTGCCCTCCTTGCGCTGCCAAGCGCCGGCCATATCAGAACCGCTGCTTCTTGCGGTCGAACGGCACACGCATCTGCGTGTTACCCGGCGTCTGGATCTTCATGTCGTTCGGCATGAAGCCACGCGCGTTCTGACCTTCAAGGCCGCCGTACTGCATGTAACGGGGCGGGTTGCGGATCTTGTCGTTCGGGCTTGCGTCGTCCTGCGGCGGACGAATCGTGAGCGAACTCGACGGGTCAAACAGACGATCACCAGGCATGATGGCGGTTCCTTACATGGGGGTCGGGAGTGGAGCGGGGCCGGCTGGCGCCGGCAGACCCGGCGGCGGCTTTCCGGGGCCAGCAAGCCCCGAGACGGCCTGCATGATCTCAGCAGGCATCAATTCCTTGTCCTTGCTGGCGGTCTGTCCGAACGCCTTCGTGAGCGCGGCGATCGCCTTCATGATCGCGTCGCCCTGTTCCGTACCGGGCGGGAACGTCTGCAAGGTCATCGTGAGTTTCTTGATGGTCACTTGCACGTCGGCTCGAGCGCCGGCTTCGTTCCCACCTTTCGGTTGCGGCGTCATCATCGGCGCAGCAGCGGGTGACGGCGTGGTCGGCATCGGCGGTTTTCCGCCGGCGGCCCCGCCTGCAAGTGCTTGTGCGATTTCTGGAGGTACGCTCATGGCCGTGTTTCTACCCCGCGATTTTGAACAATGTCAACAGACATGAAAAAGCCGCTGCGGGATTAGCGCAGCGGCCTGCACGACGGTGAAACCGGAGCGAGACATGAGTCCGCTACGGCAGACCGCTTACTTGCGCTTGTGCTTGCGACCACCACGACGCTTAGCCATGTGCGTGTCTCCTGTGTTAGATCGCCAACCCCTTATGCCCTGAGTTCCTTTACCGGCGCATCTTGCGCTTGGCCGACCGCTTGTGACGCATTATCGCGCTCCCTTCTTGTGAACCTTGGCACCTTGAGCAACCGCCTGCTTCTCAGCCTCTGCGGCTGCGGCTTCAGCGGGTTCGATCTTCGTTCGCAGTCTCGTTTTTAGCAGTTCCTTCATGGGAACGTCAAGCAGGTCAAGAAGCGATTCACGATCAATCGCCTTCGCCTTGAACAACTCGAACGCCAACGCACGCTGATCCTCTTGGAAGATCGGGCTGTTGCTGTGCGCGTCTACCTTGACAATGTACCGATCGGTGAACTGCTCCGCGATGAACTCGATGCCCTTGTTGTCGCGCAGCGTCTCCGTGTCGTATGCCTGCATGAGTTGCATGTACAGCGTCGCGAGTTTTTCCAACTGGTCTTCGATGAAGAGCGCACGCTTCTTCGCGCGGCTTGAGCCCAGACGCGCAAGGTTGGCCGCGTGGCCCTGCGATCGCACGCCGGCCTCGCCCTTGCCTTGGATGACGTTCGTGATGCCGGACATCTCCTCGAACATCATGTCGATCTCGCGGATCTCTCGGAACAAATCGTCAGGGATCTGCGGCGAGACGGTCTCCAATTTCGCACCTGGCATGTCGCCGACAACGAGGCCAGACGGCGAATCCATCGTGTCTTGGATCTCCGACACGTCGCCTTGGAAGCCAGATCCGAACTTCGGCGGTCGCGCCTGCAAGTTCATCATGTGAGTGATCTGCTCCATGCGCTCGTTACGCATGCGCTGGAGCGGAATCAGTTTGTCGACCTCGCTGTAGCCCCAGAAGTAGTCGTGCGCCGGGTTTGGGCAGACCTGAATGATCGGCGACTCGTTCTTCAAAAACATGCGCTCGAGCGGGCGATCGAAGATGATGACGCCGGGGTCTGCGACCGTGAAGACCTGATAGTCGGCCTTCTCCGAATCCCAGATGTAAATCTCCGACATCTGCACCAACTTCTCCGCGACCTTGGGCCGGTACAGCGAAGGCGTCGACAGGTCGAAGTTGATGTTGCCGATCATGGTCGGGCTTGAAGCCGCCGTCTCAATGCGGTTCAGGATCTGCTGCATCTCAGGATGCTGCTGCTTCGGGCGCTCCTTCACCGTCTCCATGATGCGCGCCAGTTTCGGATGGTCAATCTCCTTCAACTGGGTTTCCATCTGGCTTTCGGTGACCCAGTAATACTGGCAGAACGCTTCCTGCTTCCAGAGGCCGCACACGTCCTCGCGCAACACGCCAAGGTCATGCGGCTCGACGACATACGGCTCAATCTGTCCGCCGACAGCGATGCGGGTCTTGACGAACATGGACCCGTAAACAAACGACCACAGCAGCGCCTGTGAGAACACAAGGTCGCTGTTCGACATGTGCCAGGTGTCGTTGAGTTTCTGCATCAGCGGCGGGATCTTCTCTTTCATCAGATCTGACACAGACGGCGGAATGTCGATGCTGAACCGCGTCGTCTCCGACGAGTACATAAGGCCGGCCAACTGGTCGATGTGCGGATAGACCTTGTTGATGACCCGCGTGTCGGCGTCAGGGCCGCAACCGAACAGGAAGAACGATCGCTGAGTCGCGTACAGTTTCTTCCGATCCTCGCGGCTGGCCGTGCACTTCGTGCGCGTGTCCATCACGAAGTTGAAACGCTCGATGTCGTCTGTTGGAATCTTCATCAAACCTCCGGTAGCGGCCCTCGGTGACTGCCTTCAATCTTGGTCGGTGCCTTCTTCGGCGCGTTCAGCGATGACAGAGCCGCTGTCGGACTGAACTCCTTGATGTTCAGTTTGTTTGCGGGCGCCCAGTATGCGCTGTAGTCCTGCGTCTCGCCCTTTCGCAACTCGTTGATGACGCTGTTGCCGCCCTCTTTGTCCACCTTGAGGTCTCGCAACTTGAAATCCGCCGCCAAGTCCTTCTGGAGGTTGTCCATGCGGCCCGTGACGTTGCCTCGAGCCGCCGGAGCGGTGCGAATTTCGCGCGAAACCCACCGCGCAGAGCATCCGGCAGGGCATTTTGGCACCTTATCACCTTTGACGAACGCCTCAAACGGCCCGTGAGCGGCGCACCGAAATTCTTTCAAAATAGCCATCATTTCACCCCAAACGGATTAAAAAGCCTGCTTTTTTCCCCAAAAACACGCGGTTTCGAGGCACTGGAGACCATCAACTGGATGCCTTTGCTTGTGATCTTGATGCTGCCCCTGATCCACGGGGGCATCGGCAGAGGGATCGGCGTCTCTTGCGGCAGCAACGTGAACGCGCGGACGATGCCGTTGCGGGTGCGCTTGTCGATGCGGGGCAGGAACTCGCCCGAGAGCACCACCTTGAACCGCGCCGTGAGCCGCACGCGGACGCTGAAACGGATGTAGTATTTGCCGCTACGGCCAGCCTTTCGCAAGCTCGGCCAGTGCGGCCGATCGACATCCATTGCCGTCAGCAGCATGCTCGGGCACCCGTAGTACGGACTGCGCTCGTTCCGCAACAGCCAAAGCCAAACGTACTGAAGATGCCTGTCGTTCCAGGCAAGGTCGTTGTCGTCACCCGGCGTGTTAACGCTGGACGCGAGTGCCACGACTCATCCTCACGTTGGTTGTCAGCGCGTCGTTCTTGTTCACCAGCACCCCCAGATCCTTGAGGTAGTTGCGAACCATCGACGGCCCGCGTACCTCGATTGCCGACTTCTGCGCCTCAAGCGACCGCTCCAACTCGCTGTTGCGCGTCACGTTGGCGGCCATCAGTTTGGTGCGCACCTGGTCGTTCCACGCAAGTAGCGCGAGCGACGCCGCGACCACGCGGTCGTCATGCGCGTTGCTGGACGCCTCGGGCGCCGATCCGCCCTCACGCACGATCGACTTCATCTCGTCCAGAAGGTCGCGGCTCGCGATCGTTGCCATGCCTCGCTCGATGTAGTCGCGCATGTTGTTCATCATGCGTTCCTTCATCTGGAACGTCGTCTGTGTGTGCAGCGCACCCGACCCGCCGTAGATGCTGTCGTACTTGCGGTACATGAAGTCGCGCATTGACTTCAACACGTCCTTCAGGATCGGACGCGAGTCCGGCATGCCGAACACCTTCTCCTTCCTCATGTTCTGCAACTCGTTCAACACCGCCTGTCCCGGCCCGTTGATCTCGAGGTTGAACGTGCACGGCCCGTAGGCGCCGGCAAGGTAGGCGATCACCCACGCGAACTGCGCGGTCGTCAGGTTGTTGTCGCAGAACTCAGCAACTTGCTGTGCCCCGTCCGCCCATACACGCCAGACGGAGCAGACAAACATATCGGCGTTCTCTGAAGATCCATACGCCGGATCGGCTCCTAAGACATAGAACGCATGTCGGCTCGGGTTCTCCCATACCTTCAACGAACACGTCTTTGAATTCGCCGTCACCAACTCCGTCTCCGTGAAGTTGTTGCGGAAGGTCAGCCTGTAATGCTCGGGCGCCTTCAGCCGGTTGACCTCCTGGTAAAGGCGCGACAAAACAACAGGATTGAAGAACTGCGACCCCGATGCCTGGAACGCTTGACTCTCCGTCCACGGGTACTCCTGCAATCGGATCGACTCGTCCGTCTGTTGTTCTGCCGACAGCCAGCGATACCACGCCAACTGCTCGTCGTCGATCTCGACGCCGTACAGCGCCTTGACCTCCTTCATCCACTCGCGTTCCTGGCTCGTCGGGCGACCCTTCGCGCCATAGTACGCCTTGTAGACCTCCGACCCGCGCGAGTACCGATAGAACTCGTTCGCCCACCACGACACGAAGATCGTCTGTTGCGACACCGCCGTCTCGGCTTCCTTCCACTGGTCGTAGAACAGGTTGTAGCCGCGAGCCGTCGACTCCCAGTGATAGAACCTGTTCGGGTTCTTCTGCGCCAAGGACGCCCGCAGCGACGCGAACCCCTCGGCGTCACCCCACGAACTCATCTCGGTCGCGTGCAGGAACGATGGCGCCGACGAACGGCCCAACGATCCACCGCCCGACCGCTTCGTACCGGCCACCCGGTACAGCAATTTCGTGCCCGTCGTCAGCACCAACTGGTTGCGGTTGTGATCCTTGATCGGACGCTTGAACGCATCCGGCAGCCCCGCGTAGTACAACTCGAGCGTCGACCGGAACTGGTCACGCGCCGTGTCTTCGTGCACCGCGAGCATCCCGGTCATGCCCTTGTGCCGGAACAGCCAGAACATGTCGAGCGCCAACGACATCGTGCTGATGCCGGCCTGCCGACACTTCAGCGTCACGAACTCCTGCTTCCCGTTCTCGAACCCCTCGACGATGTGCCGTAGCAACCACCGCTGCGTCCCAAGCATGTTCTGCCCAAGCCGCATCATTCCACGCTCCTTCGTGTCGATCAGGAGCGCGTTCGCGAACCGCATGAACTGGTCTAACGGGAACTTCACCTCTTCCTCCAACAAGCGCACCGCCGCCGGTCAGCAACACACACCCACCAGCGGCGGCACACCCGCGTCACTCCGCCGGCGTCTCAGCCGGTGCCGGCTCGCCCGCCGCAACCAGCGCCTTCACACGCTCGGCATGCAGCCACCGCGCCACCAGGATCGCCTCATGCTCGAGGTTCCCCTCCGTGTACGCCACACCCCTCTCGGCGAACTTCACGATCTCTTCCCACGTCCACGTCACTACGTTCGTCATGTCACGCTCCCACGACCGTTGTCCAATCCGTCGCCAACAAGTCCGCGTTCGTGCCCACCCACGACGCCTGCGTCTCGCTGTCGATGATGTCCGTGTACACCCCAATGTAGGGCGACTCGACCGTCAAATACTTCGTCCAGCCCTCACGCTGCACCGGCGTACCACCCTGCATCGAGGATGTCGCATTACCGAAATTCATTCCCACCTTCAGCCTCCTGCGCCCGCTGGCGCTCTTTGATCGCCTTACGATTACCACCCCGCCGACCCGCCTCAGACGCCGCCGCCTGGTTTTTCGCAAACCACCGCGACGACGACGGCACCGACCGGCCACCCATCGACTGTACCTCACGACGACGCTCAGGCGTCATCGCAGCCAATCCACGCGGCTTCTTCTGCTCGGTCATAACACATCCTTCAACACATTCCGCAAGTCCAACAACTCCCTCACGGCGTTCTCACACTGACCGATCGTCATGTACACACCCTGCACATTCAACCGCTCACTCTGCATGTACTCCGCCGTCAGCCGAATCATCCAGTCACGCTCCTCGCGCAACTCGGCAACATCTTGCTCGGTCATCTCGCCCCCTTCCTCAAGTTGCACCGCGGGCACAGCAACTGCAAATTGCCCGCCACATTCAATCCACCCTTCGCAATCGGAACCACATGGTCGACGTGATACCCAAACAACGCCAGCGACCGCAAACACCGCCGACACCGGCCATTCTGCACCAGGTACAACCGCCTCACGTCCGCCGCCGTGTACGTCCCACGCACACGCTTGCGCCTCGTCGCAGCCGCCGCAGCTCGCTCCGGCTTCTCACACGCCCGACATCGAGGCCGTAACACCACACGACCACCACGCACACGCTTCCTAAATTGCCCTCGCGGCAGCATCTCACGACACCCGCAACACTCAGCCAGCAATCCATCAAACTTGCGCTTCATGCCAAGCCGTATACACGATCTATTGCCAAGGTGCCAGTTTTTTTTGGGTGGGGGGCAAGAAAGGGGGCCCCCAGAGCAATAACCTCGCGACCCACGGGCTCGGCCGGCCGAAAACGCGCGGTTGATCGGAAATTGGCGTCCTCTCGCGCGCGTGCGACGGAATGCCGACAGCGACGGGATGCGCGACGGTATCCCGTGATTCTCTCTCTCTGCCGGCGCGCCGTGTGGCCCGCATGCGTGCGCGCGGCCGATCGGGCCCGCATAGCGCGCGCTATCTATCGTTCTATATACCGGACGGCGCCGGCCGACTAGGCGGGCTCGTACGCTATCCCCTAGCGCCCAAGCGCGCATTTTGTGCCGGCAGAGACGGAGACGGGGACGGGAACCGATTGTCCCTAAGCTCTCCCCCTCAGCATTGCCGTCGCCTGACATTGCCAAGTCACGTTTTGGGGACGTTGGGGAGGATCGGGGAGCATGGGGGATACTCCCTACTGTATCCCTACTGGCGCAAGTGTATGGATCACATGCGTTTTTTTCGTTCTAGGGATGCGGGGACCATGATTTGCCTATCTATATATATATAACTATAGAGGTATATATACCTATCTATCCCTATATCTATATCTTTCTCACCTATATATTAAATTTTATATCCCCATATCCCTAAAAGTATAAAAGACACTTCGAATCATACAGTTGCGAGTGTAGGGATACTTTGGGGAGTATCACCCTGAAACTTGCATGCTCCCCAATTGCCATGCTACTTTATGCCGGCATGGCAATGGCGCCATGACACAACAACAAAGGGAATGCGGAGACAATCATGTTAGAATTATTCGTAAAGACTGGCGCGCGCTATCGTCGCGCTAAACCGGCAGAAGTATGTGAGCGCGCGAGCGCCTACACGTTCGCGAGCGCCAGTAAGGATCGGCCGACGATTGGCAATCCGACCGAAGCGCGCGCGTTTTTGATGCATCAGGCCGGACTAGAGCGCGAACAATTCGGGCTCGTTTATTTGGACAACCGGCATCGTGTTTTGTCGGTGGAGATCCTTTTCACGGGAACGATTGACGGCGCAAGCGTGCATCCGCGCGAGTGTGTGAAAGGATGCTTGAACCACGGCGCTGCGGCCGTGATTCTTTTCCATAATCATCCTTCGGGGAATCCGTCGCCTAGTCGCGCGGATGAGATGATTACGCATCGTTTGAGGGATGCGCTCGCGCTCATAGACGTTCGGTTGATTGACCATCTCATTATTGCCAGCACCGATTGCGTCTCGTTGGCAAAGGAAGGCGTCATATGAGATTGCCGGCGCAATTGCGCGCGGCTCGAGCCGTCGCAAAAAAACATGGCGTGCGGGCGCTTTCTGCCGACGCACTAGAAAACCCGAAAACGAGTAAGAGTACAAAACTTAATGTTTTGACGTTACCGCTGCATTTGGCGCCGGCCGACAGCGCCGGCGGAAAAACGGTATGTGCGTATGCCGGCGGTTGTCGGGATCTTTGCCTGGACGGTGCCGGTAATCGGGCGTATGCCGTCGGCAAAGAGCGCGCCCGCATTAATAGGACGGGGTTCTACTGGAACGATCGGGAATCGTTTTTAACGGTATGGTTTTCGGAGATTGTCCGGCACGTTGCGACGGCGCGCGTGCTAGGGATGCGGCCGGCCGTTCGGCCGAATGCGACGTCGGATAACGCATATGAGCGCATGGGGCTCGAATTGTCCCGTGAACTAGTCGCATGGGCTCGCGACGTGTACGGGGTTCGGGTTAGGCCTGGCACGCATGACTCTATGATGCGAGCTTTCCCGAGAGTGTCGTTTTACGACTACACTAAAATTCCGGCTCGTTTTCGCGTCCCGCGATTGCCAACAAATTATCGTTTGACGTACAGCTATGATCCGGTGAATCGCGCGGCCGATATGCTGGAAGCGCTTGATATGGGGTTGAATGTTGCCGTGCCATTCATGGGGCGCGAAGTTCCGACCCGTGCGACAATTCACGGTCGGACATTGCGAGTCATTGATGGGGATGCGCACGATTACCGGCCGGCCGACCCGAAAGGGGTTTTCGTTGGTCTACGGTTCAAACGGATAACGGCGCCGGCCGTCGTCGCGCGGATCGGCGCCGTTCGAGCGCGCACCGGAGAGGGTTTCGCTGTCAATATGGGGGACGTATGACATTGTTTGACGTTACTTATGACATTCTCAAGGGTTGTGCATTTCTTGCCCTACTGATTATCGCAATGGGCGCCCCATTGTGGTTCGCTTTTCCGGTACTGGTAGCGGCTAACGTATACCTGTACCTGAAAAACCATTGATCGGAACCGTTCGGCCGGCGCTTCGCGCGTCGGCCGGCCGGCCGATCGGCCGTGTTAAACTGATCGAGTCTCCGCGCGTGCCCTCTCGCGCGCGTTTGCCTCCCATCGGTCTATCCTTTGGGAGGCATTTTTTTAGAGCCGGCGGATGTTGCTTACCGTGCCAGGTGCTATCGGCATTTGTCCCGTGGGTGCCCGCCACACTTGCCTGCCGTTACTTTTGGTCGACTGCCATCCTAAGGCTCGAAGAGCGTCGGCGATGCGGCGCTGTAACGGTGCCGACCACTGAGCTTCTGGCACGTCCCATGCCTCAAGGACTTCGTTGATGCGGACATTTGTCCCGTGAGATTCCGTGTAGGCGCGGACGCGCTCAGTGAGTGCATCCCCGAACATACGGCTATCGACCTCTTTGCGTGCAAGGTCTCCCGGCATCGTCCACCAATTTGTCCCGTGGGTGTACAGGTGGAGCGCCTCGGCAAAGAGGGCCTCGCGGGATTGGATGATCCACTCGCGGTTGATGACGCCGCACCGCACCGGCCAGAACCGCCGGTTGCCAGTGGTGTCGACGAGGTAGTTCTCGGCGTTGGTTGTCCCGGCGAACACACATTGACGGGGATGGTCGGATGCCAGCACGGCGAACGGCTCGCGGTAGACGTCGACGGTGCGGGTGATGCCGGACTTGACCTTTTCAACGTCAGACGGCCGCATGGCGCTGAGTTCGGAGAGTTCCACCAGCCACTTGCCTTGCAGTTGCTCGGCGAATTCTTTGGTGCCCATCGCGGTGTCAATGTCGGCATAGAATTGTCCCGCGAGTGCGCGCAAGCCCTGCGACTTGCCGATGCCCTGTGCGCCTTCCAAGATCGGCAGGGTGTCCAATTGGCAGCCAGGTCGCATCGCTCGAGCGACCATGCCGATCAGGAAGTTGCGCGACACGGCGCGGGTGTACTCGTTGTCCTCGGCCCCGAACCCCATCGTCATCAGGTCTTCCACGCGGGCGACGTTGTCCCACTGAAGGGACTGGAGCCACTCGGTCAGACAGTTACGGGTGTTGCTGCGAGCGTAGAATTCAATGGCGTCGGCGACCGTGGACTTTTTCATGTCCTGCATCAGGTGGTCGCGTTGGATGGCGATCGTGAGCGTGACGAGATGGTGATCGACCAGCCGGATGAAGGCGCCGTTCGTCCCGCGGATGCGGATTTGGTTCAAGAAACTGTCGAAGTGGATGTCGCCGGCAGGGATCTTGTGACCCAAGATGCGAACGGCGTTGTCAATGCTCGGGTGCGGCGTCCCGCTGGCGCGCAGCTCGAGGCCGTACTCGCCCCATCGGGCGTCCGGGACGTGCTTGGTCTCCACGACCGGTTCCTGCGGCAGCACCTCGGCCAGCGGTTCAACGGCCGTGGGCGGGTTCCAGACTTTGAGGCGCGCCTTGACCCATTGGAAGGCGGCTTCCGGGCTCATATTGCCAAGGTCGGCGGCGTCAAACCCCGGCTCCACGTTGCCGGCGTCGACGTACCGCACCGGCCCGTCCACGATCGGGGCGATCAGGTTGGCAATCTCGTTGAGGGCAGCCAGCCCCGGCGCGTCGGCGTCGGGCCAGATGACTACCTTGCGGCCCTTGAGGTCGCTCCAGTCGGTCGATGTGACGCTCGCGGCCCCGTTGGCCCAACTCAGCACCGGCGAGGTCGGCAGAAGGCGTCTGGCGGCCTCTGCGGCCTTCTCGCCCTCTACGATGACCACGTTGCGAGGGTTGCCGGGGAGCAGCTCGAGGCCGTACAAACACCGGGGCGCCGGCACGCCGCCGCGCTGCCAGCCGTCAATGCGGAATTGCCAAGGCAGGAACAGCTTGGTGAGGTTCTCGGCCTCGACCGCGTCCCACCGGGTGACGACCCACAGCGGGGTGCCGTCAAGGTCGCGGTAAACGTAAAGGTGGTCGGGCTTGCCGCGGCGGGGGATTGCGAACGCATCGGGCGTGATCTCCACATCCGGCGGAATCGGCTTGCAGCCTGCCTCTGCCCACACCTGGCGCCATGTCTTGGGGGGCGGCGGGGTTGCGGCCTTGCGGGGC